TTAATTCTAGATGTTTTACTAATACTCCATCATCTTTTAAAAGATTACTAACTAGAACTTTTTTAGAAGTACCACCATCATTAATTAATAATTCTTCATTACCGTTTGTATTGGTTTTTTCTGCTAGTGCTGATACTTTAGTTGTTGACATATTTACTCCGTAATAATATATTTAAGGTCGTTAGCAGTTGAAGTTTCTCTAACTAAAAAATTTCCATTTTCCATTAATATTTCAAATTCAGAAGATTGCCCAGGTTCTAATTGCAAATCAAAATTATGCTGCCTTCTATTAATATACATAGCAATAGTTTTTTTCTTTTTCCAGAACATCTTAGCCATTAAAGTCTAAACCTCATTTTTCTACGACCAATGTTTTGTCTTTCTGTTAAAGACCGTAATTCTTCTTTAATTTCTTGAATTAAAGGTGCGTATTTTGTAATAACTTTTGAATCTTGTTTTTTACTAAGGCTACTAGATGGCGTACCCACATAAGAGCCACTTTGTACTCTACTTCTAGAATCATTAGGATTTTTTGTATTTTCGTTTTTAACATTGTATGTTCCACCTGTTATTTTTTCTTTTTCGTTATGTGCTTTAAGATTAGAGCCTTTGTAAGTAGGTGCTTTACCATCTAATTGAACATCTTCGTGATCTTTATCGTCATCTTCAAATTTGTCTAACATATCCATTAAAGAATCTAATTCGTTTTCTGGTTCTGGTTCATCAGAAAATTTTAAGGCGTTATTTTCAAGAAACTCTTGCATTGAAGGACTATCTTCGCTATCTTCACTATAGTAATTACCATAGGTTTCTGTAAGCATCCTAGTCCAAACATCTAATATTTTAGCTTTAAAGCGATCTATTTCTAAAAAGTTTTCAGTATTTGATTTAGTTGTGTTTTCAAATATATCCATTATTTGCTTTGCCCTAATCTATGTTTTTCTCTAAAACCCCAATGTCTATCGTTATTTCCAAAAGCAGGTTTTGTTTTATGAACGCTTATTCTAAAGTTACCTTTTTGTCCACATTCTGGACATTCTTTTTTTTGTAATCTGTCTTTTATAGAACACATTTCATCAAAAACATGTTTATCTTTACATTCGTATTCGTAAGTAGGCATTTTTATTCCTAATTAATTCAGAAAAACCCCCTCATGTAGAAGGGGTTTCAACTTAACTAACTACTATCTGTCAGTTACAAAAGCAAAGCCTGCTTCATCTCTGTACTCAGAAACACCGTAAAGTGTATCAGCAGTAAGAAGATCAGCAAGATATTCTTGTTTATACTGAGTTTGTGTACGAATTCCCACTTGTTCAGCTAAAACTAGAGCTTCTTTATGAATAATCAAACCAATATCATGTACAACATTATTTGTTGCACATTGAGTAGTTGGTAAGTTATTTGTAACAAACACCTCAACACCATAAACCATACCAACTTTACCAGTACGGATAGCATCACCAGAACCAATAAACTGTTGCTCAGTAAATCGGTTAATACCTAGAAGATCTGAGTATTGACGAGGTGTAATAATTAGACAACGATCATCCATTGGAACATCTGCTAAGTCTAATTTTTCAATTAATGCACGGATAGCTTTATCACCACCAGCAGCACCAAAAGAAGAACCGTTACCAGCACCACCACGAGCCCAGTCAGCTAATACGCCTGAAGTAGCATCCCAAACTTGTGATTTATTCCAACCACTAGCACCAATAGCACCATCACCACCGTTAAGGGCAGCAGCTTTATCCATAATGTGAGTGTCCACAATTTTGCTTAAAGCGTGACCAGCATCATCTGTAATAAACTTACGCATTGAGCCTAATGCTTGAACCGCAGCAATATCCTCAATTAGCGTTGAATATTCAAAATGCTTATCAATGGTTACTGTTAGTACACTATTAGTTTGTGCAGTTAAAGTAACTGAAGTATCAGTTGCTTTTGCAGTTGCTGATTTTCTTTCAGGTTTAGGGATATATATTGTGTTGCCCTTTTTACCTTTGTGATTAATCTTTGTTACAAGATTAGCCACGACTAGATTTTTTTTGTAGGTTGCAATAACTTCATCCGACCAGAGTTTGGGGATGAAATTACCTGCTTCTATAGTACCTAATTGGTTACTTGTTAAAGCCATAATTACTCTCCTGAGTTATATTATTATTATTTGACCCTTCCTTCTTGATACGCTGCATAGATTTCATCTTCCAACGCCATATATCGGTTAGGATCACTTACCTGTAGTTGAATTAAATCAGCTCTACGGTAAACCTTTTTGCCACCTACGGAATCTGTTGATGATCGACTTTCAGAACTTGTTTGTTTCATTGCTTTATCTACTTTAGATTTTTCTTCAGCTACTGCTTCTTGAGTTGCACTAGACATTTTTGTCTGTGTGTACCAATCAAAGAGCTCAATTGCTAAATCCGATCTATATTCAGTATCAGCCTTACGAAACATTTCTGTTCTTGTGCCACTATCACCAATAAATTTTTGAAAGCCAGAATCTTTAACGGTTTCTTGCCAATCTGGATAAGCCTTATCTAAGGAATCCAAATTATGCTTTTGCACATTTCCCATTCTTTCTTCTCTTGCCTTTATAACATCTGGGTGGTTTTCTATTGCCTTATTCACAGAATTAACTGGATCGTCAAAGAAGTTTTCCTCCTGTGTTACAGGTTCTTCTGGTGGAGTAGTGTTAATAGTGCTATTTTGTGCTTCAAGTAAAGTTTTTATTAACTGTTCTTTTTCCCTTGCTATTGCTCGTTCTCTTCCCAGCTCATCACTTTGCCTACTCATTAATGATTCGGCTTCTTGTTGCATTTTAATAACCTCTTGCATTGATTTACCAGCATATTTTGCAGGAATTTCTGATTCGGGTTGTTGAGTTTCCTCATTCTGAATCAATGTTACTTCTTCTTGCATATCTGTTATTGGCTCACCGACTTGAGAGTCTACTTCTACTACTATATTTTCTTCACTCATTACTCTTTCTCCGCCCACATGGGGTTATGAAGTTATTTTATGTTAGATTTCCGTCTTGGAGTTCTTCTAACGCTAGTTGTGTTACATTTTCTAAACTTAGTATTAAGTTTATAACACGCAACTGACCCTTAACAATGTAAAGGTCATTTTCAGAATTAATATTCTCTACATTAGCAATACTTTTTTCTAAATTCTTAATTTCTTCCAATAAATCTAACCATCCTGTGGTTTCCATCATTCCTAGTCTATCTTCTAGAAATTCCTGGTCTGTTTTAATCATTATTGTACTGTTGTATTAATTTGTCTTTTATTTCCTGCAGCTCTAGCTTTAGCTAGGTTCAATATTGTTTCAGATTGTAGATGTTCTACTTCTGGCATGTTACGAGCAGTTTCAGAACGCATATGTTGAATATCTGCTATGCCTTTTTCTACTGCTACTTGATCTTTTTGTAATTTAAGTAACTTTTCTTGCATATCCATTTCATTTGGCTGACTACTCATAGCATCTGCTTGATGTTTCATAGCTCTAGCTTCTTCTTCTTTAGCTTCTGCAAGAGTTTTTTGTACATTAGCTTGTAGTTGTTGCATTTCAAGCTGCATACCCATTTGTTGCATTTCTTGTTGTTGTGGGTCTGGCTCATCGCCTTGCATTAAGGCATTAACTATCTGATCTCTATTATGAATAGAAGAATTTTGAAACATAGCTAACAAAATAACATTAAATGCAGGTGAGTCTTTAGGTATAGCTTGTAACATAGCTACCATTTGTTGACTTTCAAGTTCTTTAGCCATAATTCCCATAGTAGAATAAGGTACAAACTTGTAATCACTTACAGGATAGCGGTCTACATCAAACTGTATCTTACGATACATGCTTTTATTAATTAAAGGAATAAGAAATGTGTTTTGAAAATTCATTAAAGTGCGTTTTTGTCTTTTGATTGCAGCACTTTGCATCATTGACATGCCACTAGCAGTATCACCGCCTTGTGAAGATGTATCAGCAGAGCCAGTACCCATTTGTATCATGTTTTGTAAAGACTGAACTTGCATAAATGTTGACTGATCGGTCTGACCCATATCTAAAGGCATAATAGCCTCTCTTGGATTGCCGTTTGTTAGTATAGTTTTACCTGCTCTAACTTCAAACTTGACTCCACGAGGTAGTCGAGTAGCATCAGCAGCCATCATAGGTGTAGTAGTAAGTGCTAATGAGTCTATTCTTGCTCTCATTTCTGCATCTAGTGCTTTTTGTGGGTTATATCCTTTCTCAGCAACTCCTCTACCCCAAAATTTGTTTGGCACAATGTCGTGTTGATAAGAAACAAAAGGTCTGTCTACCATCATAAAGGCGTTTTCTTCAACTCTAAGAATGTGCTGGTCATTACATATAGTAACAACTGCTTCAACTAACTCATTTGAAGAAGTTTTATCATAT